GAACTCTTATACAGAAATTTCTTTGACAAACACGATGACTTCGATTGACATTTCCTCTTTTTGGTCCATGACTTTTCAGCAAGCTCTTATGTGGAAACGATCAGCTGACAAACAGCACGCCGCTCTTTGCGGATCTAAGTTTGTCCTGGGCGAGCCTGTAGAAGCCCTGAAAGCTTACAACATGTGGATTTGGGGGTCTCGCAAAGACATTGAAGGAAAGATAAGCAAACTCCGATTATGTCATCCCTCAAGAAGATTTCGCTGCCTCCAAGAAAAGACTCCCCTTGATCCCAATTCTGTCGCTCAAAAGAAAATCAACAAATGGTTTTCTCCTTCCAGAACTGGATCTCCTGCTTCTCCCATCTTGTTGTCTCCAGAACCACATCATGATGTCATTGATGCTGTGGCGAAATGTGAGAGAATCCCTGCATTTGTTATATCAGGAAGACGAGTGAATATTTCCAGCCACCGCAAAAGCACCGTTGCTAAAGTTGAGAGACGGTCCAGATGTTTGCCTTCAGAAAGTCGAGGTGATATTTCCAGCTACATCACTACGCTTTGTATGGAGCCAGGGAAAACTTCAGAGACTGTAAGTTGTCACAAAGTTGCAAGCTTAAGAACCGTCAATGGGATGGTTTCTCCTCCAATTATTTTCAATTTGAATGAGGCTTTCATTGCTGCTCTCGAAAATCCAAAGGAAAAGTTGAAAAAGCAAAAGAAGAGATCGAAAGCTTCAAATGTTGGCCTGATAGGAATTGAGACAAATCCTGGACCTGCTTCTCAGGAGCAAGTTTGGAATGAATCACTGTCGCAATCAGAAGGACTTCGGAACGTGACAGGAATCTCTTATGAAGTCTTAAGTGAAGAGCATGAAGAAGAGTACACAGAAATTGCAGAAGGCGACTCATTCAGCATTGATTCATCTTCAATGGACATCCAAGAGCTCACATCGATCATGTTTGAAAACTCTTCTCAGTACTCTTTTCTTAGAGCTTCAGCATTGTTGACGAATGCTGTCAATGTGAATGACTCAGGGAGCCTTTATGAAGTGTTATTGAAATTCTTGAATGCTTCCAAATTCAAAATTTCAGTTGGCACTATGAATTTTGAGAATGATTTTCAGGGTGATCATGTCAGAGAATCAATTTTAAATCTTTTGATTTCTGAAGTAAATTCGATTGACATCTACAAAGTGGTGGAATCGTTTTCGTTGACGAGACACAGAGGGTTGGTCAACAATCTCTTGAGGTCACTCAAGTCACCTTTGAGTAACCCTCAATTACCTCTCACAGGACCATTGACTGTGAAGCAACAGTTTTGTCAAAAGTTTGTCAATGAACACTTGATTCATCTTTTATTCGCTCCAATAGACAAATTCGATGAAATCATTTCTGCACTTGAAAAAATTCCTGAAGACATCAATTTGCCGCTACAACCTATC